CATAAAGGGGCAAAAACTCAATTTTCTAACGGGCATTCTGTACCTCACGCCCGATGATGAAATCTGTCCGCACGCTCGATTGGCCGGATGCATGGCCGCATGCCTCCGTTCCGCCGGACGGGGTCAATTCGACTCCGTACAAGCTGCAAGGGATGCAAAAACCGCATTCTTTCGTGAGCATAGGGAAGCTTTCATGCTGTCGTTTTGTGCCGATGTCTGGACGCTAGTCCGGAAAGCCCGAAAGCTTGACATGGTCCCCTTGGTGCGCCCTAACGGTACGTCCGATATCCCATGGGAAAACATCCTTGTGCAAGCCTATGGGAAGACACTATTTCAGATTTTCCCGGACGTTCAATGGTATGACTACACAAAGCATCCTAGCCGCAAGCTGGAAGGGAAAACAGCCGGGAATTATGACCTCACGTTTTCATTCTCTGCAGTGACACCTAAGCCCATCAGTATTAAGGGGCTTACAAACCCGGCTAATCGTCGCGTGGCAGTGGTTTTCCACAAGCGTGACGAGATACCCGAAAGCTTTAGGGGATGGCCGGTAGTCGATGGGGATGATACCGACGTCCGACACATTGAGCCCACTGGTGTAGTCGTGGCCCTGTACGCTAAGGGCAAAGCAAAACACGACACCACCGGGTTCGTCCAGCGTATCGGCACAGATTACTAAAGGGGTTGACCATGGTTCGCATCATTCATTCCAAAATTTTAGGTGGATGGTTCATTGTTCGGGGGCCGCACCAGACTCCCATATCTGGACGATTCGATTCCCGGGCGGATGCCCTTGCACACTTGAAAAGGGGTTGATATGTTCATCACAAAAACCACGCGCCTAGGCTCCGGGTACGGTTGCAGGGTATTTTTCAACGGTGCGCTAATCGTAGAAGGACGGTGCGCTAATCGGTCACTGATTGGTGCAACATTCCGCGATTTATTACGCACCATCGATAAGTGCAGCGGGGACGAATTCACTAGCGCGGCTCGCCGGCGTAAGCACCGTGACGGAAACCCCGTCATTAGCGTCAAGCATATTTGGACAAGGGGTTGACCATGAAAACCATGCAAGCCCGTTACCCTGGAAAGTGCGCCCGCACTGGTGCCCCTATCCGCCCGGGTGACACCATCGTTTACGTCGGGAAGGGCCGGGCTTATCTGTCCGACCTCCTACCCGCTGTTGACCCGGACTTAGCCCTGGCACGGTCGATTGACCCTGATTTGGCGGATGCCGACCCGGACGCTGCAGCGCACGCGGGCCGGTATCTGCGCCAGAGTCTGGAGCGGGGGGTCTCCCATCTCTGGAATTCTGGCGGGCGTGAGTTCTATCGGAATCGCCGTGGCCGGTGCGAGGATGCCCCGTGCTGCGGATGCTGTAACGCATGAGGAAACGACCATGCTACGTATTCAAGAATTGCTAGACGGCTGGCATCTTCAAGATGTTGCAAACCACGAAGACGCGCAAGATTTTGCCAACGCATTCATAACAGCTGAGCTGGTTGTCGATCCGGCGCCTGAGGGCCACGAGCTGAGTCTGAACGACGTCCCGCTTGACTTGGTGGAGCGCATGGCCAGAGAACACTGGGAACACGCCCGGCGCGCAGCATAAGGGGTTGACCATGTCCCGCAGCAACCCCATGCACCACGGCGCGCCACCACGGCCCCACCCGTGGCCCTTCCCCGTCACGTTACCGGCCCCCGGCCACGCCCCGGACCCTAAGCCCGTGCGCGCGCCAGTGGCGCCGCGTCAACCCCTGCCGGACACCCCGGCGCTGTTTTGAAAGGATCGCAGCATGACCGCAGGAGCCCACCTCATGCAATACAAGCACACACCGGCACTGCGGGACAAATTCGGCCCTCGCTGCTACCGTATCCGCCAGCGCGGAGAAGTGGAAGTCTACGGGACCATGCCAAACACGGGCGCCGTAGGATGGTACTTTTTCGGGTACATCGAAGACATGCCCTATTGGTTTGATTTGGAGGATTGATCATGTACGTTCAAAACGTGGAATTCTTGAGCCGCGCACAGGAAATCTACCCCGGCGCATTCGCGCTGGAGGTGGACCGACTTGGCGCAGTGTGGGTGAGGTGCGACCCGTGCCAGTGGGACCACAGGGACATCCCTGGAGGGGCCGTGCGGCTCGGGTCAAGCCCGACCACGGCGGCATTAGAGCGTGAAATTTTGGCGTTTTTGAAGGACTGATTTATGCCTTACATCCCCTGCCTTGATCCTGACCGGCCCCTTAACGCCGAGGAACTAGCAGACGAACGCTGGGAGCGCCGGCGCGCCCGCGTGCTCACCCGTGCCCACATTGAGCACCTAGAAGCCGCCCTACGCTGGGCGCTCGAACAAGTCGAGGATGACCTTTGCCCGGACCATCAGGCCGCGATGGCGGATGCTTGGTCTCTTTTGGAGGACTGACCTATGCTGTATCTGAACATCCCTGACGACTGCACCGGCTATCCTGCCGCCGCGTTCACTCAGGACGGACGGATTTTGATCGCCGGACCGCGAGAGGAATGTGAACACGTGGCCCGCGACAATTCTGGCCTGTACTGCTGGATTGACCGGGGCCGTCCCGTCATTCGGCGCGACTTTTCCAATCAGGAGGACTGACCTATGATTTACTCAACCACTGCCCGCTGCGCCCGCTGGGGCGCTGAAAAGGGTGCCCGCCGTGTCTCAGGACTGACCCGCGCCGAAAGGGAAGCCGTCAGGAACGGCCAAGAAGTGCGCTTTAAGGGTTGTCCCCTAATCGACGGAACCACGGAGAGGCGCATAATTTTTACGGGCGGGAGGTTCTACGCTCGTCTTCCTAAGGAGTGACCTATGTTCACGCTTCGCATAAACGACAACCACTATCCGATGGTGACCGCCCCGGTGGAGTGGCACGATGGGGGATGGCGCACCAGCATCCTGCCCCGCGTGACTCAGGAAGTCTCAGAGGAAATTGACCACAACCATTGGGAGGATTGGCCGGGTGGAATCGTCGATGCCATCTACTTTGCAATGGTCGATGGTTGGAGTTCTGACGGCACCATGCGGGAGGATGACCCTGACCTAGAGCCGATCTACTGGGCGATAGAGCACAACGGCCAGCCCATCGGGAGGGATGAACTGGAAGAACTGCTGAACCCCGGCGAGGTTGCGATCAACATGCTGGTGGGCATGAACTCACGCGGCGACCCGGTGGAAACGCGGGTGGAGTACCGCCGCCTGGGAGGTGAGAAGGCCGAACGGTTTGTTCTGGACTACGCTGACAAGCATGGTCTGGAAATCAACTATCTGGACAGGTATGGATCGCTCCTTGTGGCACAGGTGGAGTGACCGCTTCGGCGGGCTTTTTTACGCTTGACACCACTCAAAGGACTGACCTATAATCCGTCCCGTTGGCGTCGGAACCAGCAAGTAGAGCCCTAGAGAAGCTGTCCACCCCCTGCCATAAGGGGGTTCCGATTGGACAGTACCTCTAGGGCTTTTTTGTTTCCTGCGCCGACCGTAAGGCTGCGTTAACTACATGGGCCAGAAGTCCGTCCATGACCGTAAGGGAGACCGTCCCACTGTAGCGTTAAGTGGGTAGAGAAAAAGTGCTGGCTCTCGGTGGCCCGATCCAGCGACCTGACAAAACTCGGTACGTCCCCTATGGCTAATACCCACGAAAGCCGTCGTCATAGGGATCAGTCAGCCGGAAATGACTGAGGGACACACAGGTACGGGAATCCTGTGGCCGGTGAAGCCGTAAGGTGGAATCGGAAGCGTAGCTGGAGATCCTTAGCGCTTTGCTTGGCGCGGTGGCGTCTAAAACCTGATCGCAGGGGGGACGTCAGGGATCAAAAGCCCCCGGCGTGCGCCTTTAACTTTTAAGGAGAACCTCATGGTACCGTCAGACAGAAAAACCGTCCGCACCATAGCACCGCATGCTGTGAACCACTACGCAGTGTTTCGACACTCAGGAAATGCAAACAGGGCGCACTTCCAAGTGATCCACAACGACCGCGAGATAGCAGACTCCGAGGCGGTAAGGCTGCTTATGGATACTATCGGCAAGATGGGTCCTGACCTAGACCAAGCGTTCTATGTGGTTGAAATCAAGGCTGTGTACCGCTACAAAGACAAAAAGTTTGAGCAGGACAAGCCACTGTAAAAATTCACAGTATTGCGCCATCCGCTAAGGCATGGCAACATTCACTGCCACTTTCGGCAAACAGGAGATCATCATGAAGAAGCCCATCATTTTTGTCGCTGCCACCCTGCTGTCCTTCGCGGCGCTGGCGTACTCTTGCCGGTACTACACCGTCACGGTGAACGGCAAAACCTTGAACTGCTCTGAGTGTTGCTATGGCACTGGCTCGCTGCGTCGGTGCGATGTGACTTGCAATTGACCACCGTAGTAAACATCACCCTCGTACAAGAGGGTGACCAGATCACCATCCGATCAGATGCCGTGGGCCGGGACGAACAAGTCCTAGCCCTCGGCCTGCAAATTTTGGGGCATCTGTCCTACTTGGAGATGCACAACCCCGAGATTTACACGGTGGACATGCCCACCCTAAGTGCTGGGAAGCATTAAATTTTCAGAGCCCGCAGGACTGACTGCCCCGCGCGGAACAGTCCTTCCCGTAAATGGTGGTCGTTGCAGTCTCCTAGCTGATCCGACATCCACCAAGGCCAGCCTGTCTCGCGGGCCACTCTCTCGCCGGTCCCTGAAGCATCGTTGTCTGCGATGACGTAGCCCCCTGGCAGGGTCTGCGCGATCTTGAGTAGGTTGCCTGCTGAGAAACAAACGTGGATGGTGTACCTGCGCTTCCAGTTCTTCAGCATCATCCGCAGGCTCAAGGCCGTGGCGTACCCTTCGCACAAGAAGTTCGGACCCTTGTTATCTATCACGTACTCCGCGCCGCCCGTGACCTGACCGCTCAAGAATTTCTTCCCGCCCGCAGCGTCGATCAGTTGCACACCCACCAGCCTCTGCCCAATCCGCATAGGGATCACCAGCAGATGCTCACCTTCCCGTACCCAAACATTTCCCACCTCATCGGGAAATCCCTTGGCCTTGAGGTATGGATGTGAGGCATACTGACACTGGTGCAGTATCCAAGCGGCTTTTTTGGAGGCTTCATGCTGCCTGCGGGCTGTGTCCTGTGCCGCACGGTGTGCCTGCTCTGCTAGGTCACGCCTGTTAATTTTTACGGGCTCATCAGGTTTCCAGACACTCACGCTCAATTCTGTGGCGTGGTTCTGAACGAACCCGTGGTCAAGCATCCACTTGACTGCTCCGTTCTTGTGGCGGGGTTTGTCCTCAGTGGGATACCGCCTCCACAGGCCGACAGGAGGAAGATGGTCAATCAGAATACCGTGCAAGCGGCAGAAGTCTAGAAAGTTCATCGCTTGCCCTTCAGAAACTTACGAATGCTTTTGATCGCAAACGATTCAAACTCCCTGCTCGGCGGCAACGGGCTAGCATGCAAACCACGGGGCCACACACCAAACTTCTCGCGGTAATTTGCCAGGGCACGCTTGTCTGACCACGATCCTGTCTGAACTTTGTACTGCGCCATTGACCACCACGATTGCTTATCATCGCGGGACATGGAACCCAGTTCTTCCATCTGGCCTGGGACAGAAACGACTGCAGACTTACGCTCACGCACATGCCCGCAGTGAGCACAGGTGTCAGAACCACGGGGCCACAGAGCACCGCAGGCAGGGCACTTTGCTTCTTTCTTTTCCTTCTCGTCGGGTTCCTGCTTGGTCTTCTCCTTGCCGTCTTCCAACGCACTTACGCCGTTCTCAAATACGTCTTCCCAGTCTTCTCTGAACCGGAGATAGTTACCCGAATGGTCAAGCCACAACCCGAAAGTTTTTCCAGGGTGTGTCCGCATCACACGACCCATTTGCTGGATATGTGACGACAATGATTTACTGAATGGCCGCGCAGATACTCCAATCTTTACAGCCGGTGAGTCGAACCCCTTGGTAAGGATATCCGTAGCAATTAACCCGACAATATCTGAATCGGGTTTATTGAAGTCATCAATAATATCCCGCTTGAAATCATTATCATCACGGTACGATATTGATACGAAGTTATATCCCTGCTCTTGAAACTTCTGTTGTAAATCAATACCATGATCCACACCAGCACAGAACACGATAGTTTTCTCGGGCTTGCCGAATACTTCATGGGTTTTCTTCACCCACTCAGCAACAATATCTCCCGTGATCTTCTTGCCGCGTGAAGTAACTTCGTCCTGTGACCATTCTCCAGCTACTTTCTTGGCACCCTCCATGTCAATCTCCTTGGCGATAAACACGCGGAGGGGAACGAGAGAGCCAGCCTCTACCAGTTTCTTCGTGGTAATGGGGGATACGACATGGGAATATGTAGCGCCGAGTCCCTTGGTGAAGGGTGTCGCTGTGAGCCCGATCACTTTTACATGCGGGTTGTTTCGTATGAACTCCAACGTAGCAGCACGGGAGTTATGAGCTTCGTCGATGATGAGAAGGGAGAGGCCGGGGAACTCTCCGCGCTTCTCGATTGTCTGCGCCGAACAGACTTGGATCAGTTCATGTGGCCGGTATCTCCAATGTCCAGATTGGAGAACACCGTGGTCAATTTTGTACTTGTCCAGGCGCTGGGATGTTTGATCGCACAGAACGATCCGGTCAAGCAGCATGGCCGCACGGGTGCCCTTGACCCGGCAGGCTTCCAACATGGCGATAGCGATCTCTGTTTTCCCCCCACCTGTAGCAAGGTACAGCAGGATCGCTTTGTGCCCGTCTTTGAAAGCCTCGCGCAGCATATCTAACGCTGCGTCTTGGTAGTCGCGTAGTTCTAGCATGTTTTCTCCTGCTGGCATACAAGCCCGCCAGCGTGGGCTATTGGTTACTCTTCCTTCTTCAGCTTGCGCTGCAGGGATGCCACCGTTTTCTTCAGTTCACCGTTCTCCCGCTGGAAGGTGTCCCGGCTGATCTTCAGAGACTGGTTCTCAATCTCCAGAATCCTGATCTGCTCCCGCAGTTCTGCGATAATTTCGCCTGCCGCCTGCTTCTCTTCTTCGCTGGCTTCCATCGCTTCCACCGCAAGCCGGTCGGCAAGGCGCTGGTTCTCGGCCACCAGTTCTGCTACCGCTTCATCCCGCTCGGGCGCTAAATTTTCAACCGGGGCTTCAACCACGTTCGACAATTTTGTCGGCTTGTCCTTCTTCGGAGCGTTAGTTTTAACGGTGCTTACCTTCTCGCCGCCGTCCATCTCTGCCTTGACGGCCAGGACAAGCTGCGGGCTCACGCCACAGATGCGTGCCATCTCGTTGACGGACAGGTCACCCCATTCAAAGTCATCCAGCAGGGTCTGCACGCACTTCCGTTTATCTGCATTGCTCCGGCGCAGGCCGTGATCCCGGTTCGCTCCGAGCGAGTACAGGATGGCATCACGCAGGGTGCCCGTCCGCACATCGGCCTGGATGCTGGTCTTGCCCAGGCGCTTGACGGCATGCAGACGGTGGAAGCCATCGGCCAAGTAATACTCCACACCGTCGAAGAACGCGATGACAGGCGGGAACTCGTCGCCCGCTGACATCGCCTCGGCGTAGTCGGTAACGGTGTCCTCGCTGATCGAAGCACGGGACTGGGTGCCCTTGTCAATGATGATTGATTGGATGTTGAGTTTTTTCACTGGGTTTCCTTGTTGATGATCACTGCGTCCTCCACCTCGGCAGGCCGCTTCATTGCTGCTTCCACCAGACGGCGGAACACTTCGCTCGGTACTGCTACCTGCGGCACCAACGCACTGTGCTGGTACAACGCCGCCACCAGATGCTTCATCTGCTCGTTCATTCTGACCTCCTGTTGCCTCAATGCAACTGGTAGAAACCCCTAGTTGTCATCAGGCAGGTTCAGTGTACCATCGGGGTTCTGGAGGTGCAAGATGGAAGACGAAGTGACGGTGTTGAGAGAGCGCATCGCTGTGCTGGAGGCACACATCCGCAGCGGCATCCACTGCGCTTTCTTCTGCGCTCTACCGGAGTGTGCAAAGTATCTAACAGGAGAAGCAAATGATCAAGGAAGAAACGTGTGTCATCAGCCCCCCGAAGTTCGGGGTGACGGACTTCTTCATCGAGGGGATAGCTCCTCTGGTGGTGGAGCGTTTTAGTAAAAAAGCCGAGTTGATGGCAAAAATGGCGGAAGGAAAGTCTGCTGGGAGCAAAAAGGTGCGCGATGCCCGCGACTATGAACGTGAGGCAGAAGAGGCCCGCTATCGTGCGCCAGAAGGCTGGGAAGGCATGAACGCAGCAGCATTCCGTGCCGCCATGATCTCAGCCTGCCGGTTGGTTGGGTTCAAGATGACCCTGGCCAAGCTCTCAACATTCATTGAGGCAGACGGATTTGATGTGAACGATGGTGTTCCTTTGGTTCGCATCTATGGTGAAAGCCACACCTACACGGCGCACACGCGAAACGCCACAGGCGTGGTAGATGTTCGCTCTCGGCCCATGTATCGGCAGTGGGCATCTCGTCTGCGTGTTCGGTATGACACCGATCAGTTCAAGATGGTAGATGTTCTAAACCTTGTGTCTCGCTGCGGGATGCAGGTTGGAATTGGAGCAGGTCGTCCTGACAGCAAGGCTTCGGCAGGCTGTGGGTTCGGTCTGTTTCAGGTGGTCCCGACCAATCGGGAAGAAGAAGTGAAGTCCCGTTTCGGGATTCAATGACGCCGCAGGTTGGGCGTGGACCGGCTCGTCTGCTCAAGGCACCGTGGGGTGGGGCTGGGCGGGGCATGGCAGGCAGAGCTTGGCTAGGCCAGGATAGGCGGGGCGCGGCAGGCACGGCGCGGCAAGTTTGGGCCAGGATGGGTCTGGTAATGCAGGCGTGGACTGCTCTGGATCGGCGCTGTACGGTTTGTTCAGGCAAGGCAGGCAAGGCCAGGATCGGACGGGAAGGGCTCGGCCCGGCACGGTTTGTCCAGGCAGGCAAGGCGAGGTAAGGAACGGAATGGTTTGGCCATGCAGGCTAGGCATTGATGGGCGAGGTCTGGCGAGGCAAGGCAGGTCAGGCTGGGCGGGGCGCGGCCCGGTGCGGCGAAGCGCGGTGGGGCAAGGCAAAACACGGCAAGCATGGCGTGGCATGGATCGGTATGGCAAAGCGGGGCACCGCAAATTAACCAAAGGAGAAACACATGAAACAGGAACGTGAACTTTTGACACAGATGGCCCGCCAAAAGGGCGGCGTACTGATGGTTGACGATGTGCTATCCGAGGCACAAGCTGAGGACAGCATCTTGCACAAGCACTTTGTGTGGGACAACAGCGAGGCTGCGGATCTGTACCGCAGACAGCAGGCCAGGGCGTTGATTCAGAAATGCCGGATTCAGTTAGTTGAATCAGAAGCCGTAGAGATTCGGGCTTTTGTCAGCTTGCCTACAGACAGGAATGCTGGCGGGGGCTACCGGCTAACAACAGAAGTTGTCAGTGATGAACTGATGAAAGAAGAATTGATCCACGACATTCGATTGACCATCTCAAGATGGACACGCAAACTTCATTTGCTTGATCGTGATGTTGCAGAACTGCTGATTGAAGTAGAAGAGCGCATCAAGCGCCAGCCAGAAGATCGTGCTGCAGCATAAGGAGAAGATGATGACAAAGTTTCAGTTGGCGAAGCACGCACTACGTCTGTGGAACGTGCCTCATGTTCCACGGGAAGTGAACCGTTCTAACGCCCGCAAGTGGCTCCGCTCAGTGGAACTGCTGGGGGACCGCTGGCTTCTAGCACAGCCAGTAAGGAGGGCAGGGCAATGAACAAAGATGACGCTCCGCCGCCCGCTGAGGCGGCGACAGACATCGGTCAGGATGAGCCTGACTTCTACGGCAAAGACTTCTACCTTGAAGAACTTGGTGCGCTTGCGCTGTGGGGCCTGGGCATCACCGTCGTGGTGGTTCTGCTGGGATTTGTTGTGGGGGTGTTGGTATGAGCGACCGCGAACTGCTTGAGGCCGCTGCGAAGGCGGCGGGGATGAATATTGAGTGGCAACCCTGCGGCTGGGCGCATAACAACGAAACAGGGTGCGAATGGAACCCCCTCACCGATTCTTGTGATGCCTTTGAGTTGGCGGTGAAGTTGCGGCTAACCGTAAATTGTTCATATGACGAGGTGGCGCTTTGTGGGCAAGAATTTACGCAAAAAGAAGTGTTCGTCGAGCGTAATGGTGAAGACCCTCTTGCCGCCACCCGCCGCGCAATAGTCCGTGCAGCAGCAGAACTGGGGAAGGAGATTAAATGAACGACATCCTACGCTGGGCCAAAGAGGCTGATTTGTGGATGACAAGTGACGAACGGATTGCTGCTGTTGAGCGCTTCGCCGCCCTTGTCCGCGCAGATGAAAGAGAAGCCTGCGCTAAGGTGTGCGATGACAGAGCAATGCGTCATTACAACAGCGAAGCTGAAGAAGAATTAGAGGCGTGCGCCGCCGCCATCCGCGCAAGGGGGCAGGAAGCATGAAAGTCACACTTGAATTCAACCTGCCGGAAGAGCGTACCGAAGCAGAACTGGCTATGGCTGCCGGGGAACTGTACTCCACACTTAATCAAGTTAACCAGATTTTGAGGAGTCTCCTCAAGCACGGTGGCAACCCGGATGACTTGATACCCGAATGCCGATCTTTGATCTCTGATGTTCTCGGGAGGTTTGAATGAACGTAGAAATTAGTGAAATTGTGCAGGTCAACCCAGCCAAAGAAATGTTTGGTGGTTGCATGGTGGTTGTAACAGAACTCAAAAGTTGGGGCATTCAAGGATATGTCCAATCTGCTGGAGTCCCGGGGCAACAGTACATTCGCCTGAAGTGGGAAGACATAGAGCCAACAGGTGGAAAAGCGGTATGGGTGGTTGGGGGCGTGGCATGACCCGCCAATCTAAACGCAAGCACCGCGTGCTGCGGGTGATGCTGGACGACATTCGCGCTCGGCAAGCGCTGCAAGAATTGATCAACAAGGTCAACGCAGCAGGCCGCAAGTTCGGCGCAGGAATGGCACAGGCATACGCACAGATGCGTGCAGATCCTGAATGGCAAGAAAGGAACAAGGTATGACTGACCTGATCACTTTACCCCGCGCCACGGTGCAGCAGGCGCTGGAAGCACTGAAGTGCTTGGTTGAGACGTATGAAATGGGTAACACCATCCGTGCAGACATCATGGATGCCGAGGAAGCCATCACCGCCCTCAAGGCCGCGCTGGAGCAGCCGGAGCAGGCCGAGCCGGTGGCGTGGCGCACATTTGACGGTGAGGGAGGATATGACTACCGCACCTACGACGACAACGAAAACTACCGTGATGAGTGGGATAGGCGAAATCCAAACCATAAAGGATGGGTTGAACCACTCTACACCCACCCACCCCGCCGCGAGCCCCTGAGCGACGAGGAGCTTGATCGCCTATGGCGTGAGCCTATGAGCGCAGATTGGGAGCACCGGGAATACGGACGCGCCATCGAGGCCGCGCATGGGATCAAGGAGAAAACATGATTGAACGATCTACCGCCCTGCGGCTGGCTGATGCGCTGAACTGCGCAACAGACGACGATTGCGGGTACTGCCAACCATGCGTCATCGCCGCCGAATTGCGCCGGTTGCACGCCCTGAACGCGGAACTGCTGGAGGCGCTACAGCGTTCACGCGCACAATGGATTCACAGCGTTAACGCGGCGTTTTGCCTAGCCGCCATCGCCAAAGCGGAGGGGAAGGTATGAACCGCGAAGACATCATCCGCATGGCGCGGGAGGCTGGGTTTAGTGAGATTCAAACGGATCTAATGCCTTACAAATTTGAACGTTTCGCCGCCCTTGTCGCCGCTGCCGAGCGCGAACGATTTGCGCTGGAGTGCATAGACCTTGTGGCTTTTCACGGCGGTAGTATTGAAATTGAAGCAGCAATCAGAGCAAGGGGTCAAGCATGACCGAAACCGTGCTTACATGGCTGTCTGGGGCTGCGCCCCCACACGGATCAAAGTGCATTGTTCTGTGGAAAGGGCTAGACAGAATCCATACCGCTTGCTGGTATGAGGGTCTTCCTCAAGGAGATTGCTGGGTAACCAGCGCAGGACGTTTCGTGAAAGGCATGGATGAAGTAGAGATGTACGCAATCCAGCCAGATGTCAGTCTTATAAGGAGTTGACATGAACTACCTACCCCAAGACTTCGCCCGCTGTGAGAGCAACCCTTTGCTTGATCAGTGCAAACAATGCGCAAGGAACATGCACATAAATCCTGTGCATCCCGCCGCAGGGCGGCAAATGTGGATCGGCCCGTGGACCGGGCATGGTCCGTGTCCTAATGGGGATTTTGTGGAGAAAGAAGGAGAATGAAATGCTAAGAGCACTACAAAACATTGTTTTTGCGCTGACAGGTCTGTTGCTCTGTTGGCTTCCCGTGCTGGTTGGTTTTTTCGACACGATGCGCGGTCGTGGTTCTCTAGTTGAGTGCCAAGTACGCGAGTGGAAACGCTGGTGGTCTGTGTATGAAGACCTGCGGGCATAAGGAAAGGAGAATGAAATGTCCGACATGCAACGCCTGGACGGAAGTTCTGGAGTCAGTTCTCAGGAGAGATGGATCGCGCCGCCGTCGCTACCAGTGCGCGAACCTGCACAGGTTCAACACGGAGGAAAGAATTGTTGGCCTTTCCTCTACTCCTATAAAGAAGGAGGATGTGTTGTCAACACTGCCCCGCGTCAATCCGCGTATGCCCAGGCTGCTGATGCCGGAGAAGCCCTGATGTAAAAAAAGAGCCCCGGACACCCAGGGCTCAACGGGCACACGCCCGATCAGGAGAACCACAGTGGAGGACCGTGGCATCCCGATGCTACACACAACGCTTCAGGATGTCCAGCGCTTCATGCTCTGAGTTGACGATGTACAAATTTTGTCCAGGCCACTCAGCGTGAAATTTAGCTTCTGCTGGCGTCAGCGCTCGGGCCGAGGGCGGCTTGTCTCCGTCCTTCACCTCAAGCAAAAGCGTGTGTCCACGGTAAGAAACAAGAAGATCAAAGGCTCCTTCGTCGTTGATCTGCTTCACGTAAGCCCCACAGGCCCGTAGAGCGTCGATCACCCTTCTCTCATTGGCATCTCGCCTTGCAACTCTTCTCATAGGGTAAACCCCTAGTTGACATACCTGATAGGTTCAGGTCCAATACATCACACAGGAGAACACAACAT